GAACTGTGGTCATGTGAGGGAGAGGAAGAACAAGGTAGCTTCGGTGGCAGGAGAGCTGACCGAGTTGGGTGCGATGTCTAGGGAGAACAAGCAGGACTTCTGGAGTCAACTTCGGTGGAAGGTGATGTATGACGGTTGGCGGGAAGGACGAGCAGCACACACGTACAAGGATAAGTTTGGGGTATGGCCTCGAGGCCTGGACGATAAGACCGTGAAGCCACCGACTTCGGAGACAGAACGATTCATTAAACAACGGCTAAGACATTTCTTATACAAGAGCAGGAAAATCTAATGGACTTCATATCGTTTTGCAGGGGGCATGGCATCATCATCGACCAGACACCACCGATAGGGGTGTGGAAAAGGTATCGAACTGAGGATCACCCAAACAAGAAGAACGGCGCAGTGAAATGGATGGGGACGTACGGATTCGTACAGAACCATGCGTTGGATACTGCTGTGTCGGTGTGGCAGTCTGACAATAAGGATGATCTGAACTTTAAGAAGTTCATTCAGGCTGCGACCGATAAGACACAGGAGATGCAGGAACGTGCGGCTAAGAAGGCCGGATGGATCTTGAATCAGTGTGAACTATTCACCCACGAGTACTTCCTACGGAAAGGTTTTCCGGATGAACGTGGGAATGTCTGGTTCAAAGATAATGAAAAGATCCTAGTGATCCCGATGCGGATCGGTAATCGTTTGGTCGGATGTCAGATGATTAGCGAGGCCGGAGAGAAGAAGTTTTTGTTCGGCCAAAAGACCAGCGGGGCAGAGTTTGTGTTTGACAACAAAGGCCCAAACTTTTGGTGCGAGGGATACGCCACGGCGTTAAGCCTTCGGATGATCTTAAAGTCCATGAAGCGGCGATACACCATTCACGTTTGCTTTTCTGCTCACAATATGCAGAAGCTAGCAAAGGATGGGTACGTGATTGCGGATAATGACGCAAGCCAGACAGGGGAGACTGTAGCGAAGCGGATTGGTTTACCGTACTTCATGCCACCGGACGTTGGCGATGATTTTAATGACTTCCATAGGAAAGTCGGGATACTAAAAGCCGGACTCTCACTTACAAAATCACTGCGTTTGTAAAGCATAAAAGACCCCTTCAACTTTCATGTGGGAGGGGTTTTCCCGCTCGGTATGCTTCAGGAACATGAGCATTTCCATACCAAGGGAATAGCTCGCCTCGCCTGGGCCATAGTGGTCGGCACAGACCCGTACAAACCCATTTTCATCTTCCATCAAGTAGATGGCGAACATTGTTTTCATGGGTGGTCCTAAATAAACAAAGGTTTTTGATATTGCATGGTATTGATGCGATCTTCAAATGTTTTCGCTTCGCGCCAATCATTACCATTGCGGCGTTCGTACCGTGCGGCAAACGACCATGCCATAGAGTCTGCGGTGTAAAGGAGTTCTCGCACCAGACCGGATGATAGGGCAGTCGTCTTAACACCGAAACCATGCAAACGAAGGTCGGGACGTTCGGCTTTGATGGCAAGTAAAACTTGCTCAATAGATGCGATGTTGCTGTTTCTTTTGCATACGGACCCTACACCGACCCACATGTCTTTTTTCAATCGCTCGCCGTACATGCGTATGTGATTGACGTAGTCTTGTGGATCATATCCTTGGAGTACCGGAATGATGTAGATGCCGCCGACATCGTGTTGAAGCAGCTCGTCGTAGCGTTCGATGGTCATGCGTTGATGTTCGGGAATGGTTTTCCCGGTCATCTTCAGGACAAATGCCTCGCACATAAAATCCTGGGACACTGCGGCTAGTAGGTTCCCGCAGGTAGAAAATCGTTTGATATGGTGAGCATATTCAGACACGGGGAAACGGTAGCCCCCGTGCCTGACAACCTCAGTGAATGCTCCCGAGTCCATGATCCAATCGTTGACCGGAAAATGGCTTTTGCGGTTCCGTATGGTGTTTACGGATATGAAAGCAGACTCAAAGTGTTTCGAGTCTGCGGGGTGATGCAATCCAGTGAAAAACCTCATTCAGAAAACCACCATTTCACCATCATCCAACCAAGTGCAACACCGGATACAACCATCACCACAAGGTCCAAGACCAGATCAGTTAGACGTTTCATTCTCGTGCCTCATATAATAGTGCCGTGGCCTTGGCAGTCGGGGCAGTCTTTCCAGACAGGCGTCATTGCGTCGCAACCTTCCATCGCTTCGCCCCACTCGTTTGTTTCCCATCCTTCTTCGCGCCAATGAGCCGCGCAACCTTCGCAACCATGCGTGTTATTCCAGATATCTGAAGCTTGGTTTTCTACTTCATCGACCGCAGCATAAAAACGTTTGCGAAAGTCGTCTGGTTCTTCGTCTAGTTGGTTGATCTCAAGTTCAATGTCATCTGTTCCGTAATCCACACCTTCGACGATTGAACCAACCAATAATGCGGTTATCAGGATGCCTTTCTCGTCAAGGTCTTTCCATGACCCAAGCTTGTGCAGTTCGCCGCAGTGAACCCATCTTGACCGTTCGATGTCTGAAGGGTAATCGTTGAATCCGTCCGGCTCGATAGTTTCAAAATAATTGATTCTGGCGCTGAGGTATGCGCCACAGGCAGTCCATTTGTAAACCTGACGGTAAAGTTCAGCAGGACTGTTTGCGTTTGGGAATGACTCGGCCAGATAAGTGTTGTCCAGATGTTCGTCATTCAATCCTGCGCGATCAGGATCATGGTATGTCTCAATATTCATATTGTTCCCCATTGTTGGTTGCCCGGGTAGATTGGACGGCGTTGACCAGCTCGTAAACTGCCATTTCGAGTGCGTACTTTTGGCGATGATCTAGCATAGCGACTCCAAAAATTCAGCGTCTGATTTTTTGCCTTCCAGAATCTGAGTGTTAATCCAATGGTCATAGATATCGACTAAGGGTTCGAGGTTTTGACCGTGACGGTCTACGAACTCCCAAATCTGGATGAACGCATAGAGAAAATCGCGTTGATCTTGAGTGAGTCGGGATCCGTACTCAAACAACATCTCGTCGGCCGTCCTATTGGGCATCATGTTGATTCTCCTTTTGGTCTACTAATTGAGCGACGCCTAGCCAATATCGATAGCCTAGACTGTCGGATGAAAACTTGCTTGCCATGTACATACAAAAGACATAAGCATGTTCGCTGTACATGGCAATTACTTTGTCGGCGGTTCGGTTCATTTCAGGATGAAATCGTCGATAACGTAGGACCGAAGGCCCAACTTGCGTGCGGCTTGAAGGGCTAAAGCTTCGGTGGTAAAGACGCCGATAACATCGACGCCTGCCATGAGTACGTAGACTTTCATGCTAATGCTCGATAAAGGCTATTGCCTTCGTGGTGGTCCAACAAAGCCCGCAAGTAAGGCATGAGGAGGTTTTTCCGGTTTGTTCCGGGCATGTTATGCCTTCGCCGTGAACATTAGCGGACATTTCACCGCCTTTATCGGACCATCGGATCCACGCGCGGTCATTCTGCAAATTGTCGGCTATGGCATCGGCTATCGGACCATCAACGCGATGCGTATAACCAAACAAGTGCAGTGCAGGGTATGCCCGAAGGGCATTAGCCCAAAAGTCTACATAATCCGTACTATAAAAATCTCCGAGTACATGTAACCGGACTACAAAACCCTGCGGATGAACCCGTGACAAATGCTCAATTTCATCATGCAAACGCATTTCCAAAAGTTCGGGTTCGGATGAACTAATCCGGTGAGCGAACCCCATATTGTTTCCGAAGCATCGGTCCCATTGTTGGCATGTCCTAGAACAAGTTGATCGCTCCTCAAGGGTAAGGGTGTACATGGGCATCCCGGACCATTTGCCCTTAGTGATCAGGTTCGAACCCGCACCAAGCTTGGCATTGCCCGAAGCGGGTTTGAGTAGACGCGAAGCATAGTCGGCTAAGGGTTTAACCGTCTTTGGGTGGATTGTGACGGCATGCTCAAGTGCAGGGTGATTTTCTCTAAGTCTCATTTGTTATCTCCGTTAAGTAGGTCCACCAAAACCCTCCGCGAAGGGTTTTAATTGAACTACTTAAGGGCAAGCTTCAAGGCTTTAATCCAATACTTTTCCTTTCTAGCCGGTCCTACGAAGTGCAAGTGTTCGGTCCTGTACTCGCCGGTCCTATAGTCTTGTTCGGGTTCGCTCGATACCCAAGTATCCGGACCGATAACAGAACTTGAAGGGTGAGGAAAGAAACGTAATTGCCTGACCAAATCCCGAAACGAAAAAGGCTCGAATTCGAACTCGAATCCTGAATCCTCCACTTCGCCGTGTTCGGCGGATTCTTCGGTGATTACTTCGTAGGTTTTACTGATTAAAAGCATTTGAACACTCCAAAAAAAGGGTTTGGACCAGCTCCAAATCCATAAGGGTTTTAATTGACCGACTATCCTTTGAATGACTTTAGGACTGCGCGAACATCTTTTGCCTTTGGGTGTCTCCAACGTGAGATATTGTTCAGGATATAAAGGCATTGAACCCGGAGTCATGTCATGCTCCTTTGGTGTACGAAATCCCATCATAGTACACCTAAGTTTACCATGTCAAGCGATTATGCTGAGGTTTTGTTGTTTTCCTCTTTTGTTCCCATTAGAATCGCGCGATCCGAACCAAGCCCGAAGGGCAATAGCCTATGAAGCTTTCACGTAAACAAGCAAGAGAAACTCTAGAGACAATACCCAATGAAATCCTCTTTGGTAAATCCGTTTCCAAAGAGTTAACCCATAAACAACGCACCTTCGCTCGGCGAGTAGCAGAAGGAGCAACTAAGGCCCAAGCATATAGAGACGCATACAAAGCGAACGCAACAAAGCGAACGTTATCCGCACAGCCATATGCACTAATGCGCGACGAGCGAATAACCCGTGAGATCCAAGCATACGAACTGGCAATTGAGAGTGCCAAATATCGCTCCCCTATTGCCCTTCGGGAACTTGTGATCCAGTCTCTCGTCCAAACCCTGATCGATCCAGAGACCAAACAAGCGCAAAAAGTAGCAGCTGCCAAAGTACTTGGCACTGTTGCTGAGGTATCAGCCTTCGTTGATCGCAAGGAAATCACCCATGTTTCATCGAGTGAACATGCAAGGGATCAGATCATGTCGGCGCTTTCGGACATGCTCAAGGCGAACGCGATCGATGTTGACCCCACCTCATTGATTCAGGAACTGGGCGGAACCCACCCCTCCCCCACCCCCCTTGACGCTGAATCGGAGTCCCGCCCGCATGTACATACTATTCCCCACGAATCATCCGTATCGCAACCTATTCCCCACGATTTACCTAACTCACAACCCATTGATACCCCCACCCCTTCCAAAATTTCCGACCAAGAGAGTGATAAATAAAATAGCGAAAATTTCCATGTACGATTTGGTACCATTTTGTATGGGGATATATACCAACTTACAGCTATGTATACCTAAACTCCATAAACGTTTATGGAGTTTGCGGTATAGGTTATAGAATATGTGAAATGGTCAGTGTACCAAAGTTCACCAAGAATTTGACATTTGAGGAGTGTATTGGGGTTATGTCACCGGTACAGAGGGATATGTTTATTTTGATTGATGAGTATTGGAAGAAGTTCCAATACAGCCCTACGTTGAGGGAGTTAGCGTACTTACGGGGGAAGATGGGGATAGGGAATACGAAGCGGATTGTGGACCAGTTGGTTAGGATTGGCGCAGTTAAGAAGGTAGGTAAGAGAGGACGTACGATTCGGCCTATATATATTAATTTCAGGAATCTGGATTAAATGAGGGTTGATCTGAGTGAGAATGAATTAAGGGTGGCGCGTATGGTTGCGGTAGAGAGGCAGCTATATGGGCGGAAGAATTATGAAGATAAAAAGAAGATGGATGACGGGTTTCAGGCGGATGTAGACGGCATGGTGGCTGAGATGTGTTTTGGGAAGTTGTTTAATTATTACGTGGATATGGGGTTAGGTAAGAAGAAGGCGGATTTTGTCTCGAGGAAGGGAGAGACGATTGACGTCAAGAGTACTCGGTATAAGACGGGCAAGTTATTAGCGACGTTAGATAAGAGGAGCGACCCGTGTGATCTTTATGTCTTGATGGTAGTGGATGATCATGGCGCTTGGTATAGAGGGTTTGTGAGGAAGGAAGAATTATTTCAAGAGTCAAACA